GAAGCAAACCTTGAAAAGGTTGGCACAGACTTTGAGCGTTCACAACTTCGCAAGGAGTTCAACGACTGGGCTACTATCTTTAAGGCAGGCCGTCCATTAGTTCAAGAAGAACTGTCACAGGGCGGTAAGAAGGCTATCGAGCGTATGAAGGCTCTCAATGACCTTGAAAAGATGCTATCTGAGAAGTCTGCTTTTGCTGCTTCCCCAAAGGTCGCAGGTAAACTCAACGAGATGTTGAAGTTATACAAGGCTTACAAGGAAACCAAGGATCAGTTTGACACATTCGGTGGTAGCCAATTCCTTACAAATATGAACAAGGAAGAAACAATTATCAAGATGCGTGAACTTGCAGCATATAACGAGAATACACAAAGCGCCTACAATGTGCTCTTTGGTAGATTGCTAGGAGACTAAATGGCTGGCGTAGGTACAAGCAAAGGCATAGCCAAGGTAACCAAGGCTACTGAAGTAGAAGCAAATGGTCAGCCTACATCTACATCACTAACCGAATATACAGAGTTTAAGAAGGCGCTTGCTAAAAGCCCTGCTCTTATTACCGGATATCAGAAGCTCCTTAAGTCTGCAAAGTTCTATAAGGGAACAGTCAACGGTAAGTACACTCCAGCATTCCAGAAAGCACTGGATATGGCTGAAGAACAACGCCTATCTATCTCAGCTATCCGTCCTATAGGCCGTGATGAATTCCTTGCAGAGCAAGTAACACTTGGCGGCGGCGGTGGTGACGGCAAAGCACGCACTATCAGCCAGACATATATTGCCAGCGATACTGATATTGATGCACTTGTTGAAAGACTCTACCAAAAATTAACTGGTTACAAGCCAAGCGCTAAGGAACTTGCTGCTGCAAGAAAAGACCTTAAGCGCCAAGAGCAACTTAACCCAACTGTACAAAAGTATGATGCTTCAGGAAACCTTGTTCAATCAGGTGGAATTAACGAAGAGCAGTACCTAACATCAAAGATTAGCCAGACCGGTGCTGCAGAAAAGTCACGCGCTCAGACCGCTAATGAATTATTACTTAAGGAACTTGGAGGACTACAGTAATGCCAGTTCTCGGAACGCTACCTGACGATAGAAAGAAACTCGTAGGTCTTTACGTAGCTGAAAACTCTAGGTACCAGACTAACCTTAGCCGACTAGATTTATTCAAGACTAGAGCACAGAATCCAAACGAGACACCTGAGACTCGCGCTCAGGCTCTTAAGGACTATAACGCACTTAAGAAGAAGGTTGATGCTAACCGTAAGAAGATAGCAGAGATACAGAAGAACGTTGATAAACTAGACGGTGGCAAGTCTCTTGTTAAAATCCAGGAAGATATCAATGATCTCTTTGAGCAGAAGAGCCTATTGATTGACCCAGAATCTGCAGAAGCTGCAGAGATTGACGACAAGATTGAAAAGTTAGTAAAGCCATTTCAGAACGCATACTCAAAGTCTGTAGGCGCACGAGTATCTGAAACCGTTGCTCGCGCTAAGGTATTCAAGAAAAGCATTCCAACTGTAAATCAGACTGGTGCTACAGGCGCAACCTCAAATGTTTCAGATCAGAAGCCTGACCTTACTACCCCAAAGGGTACTGACCAGACACCTGCAGATGTAACTAAGGATGTAGCAGATCAGAAGCCAGAAGGCCAGAAGACAGTAGACAACAAGGGTAAGAAAACCCCACCGCCTCTTGACAAGACAGTCTTTAAGCCAACCGTAACTCTTGGTGGAGCACCTGCTGGATATGTAACTGAAGAAGAATTTTCTAGCAACAAGGCTGCAGGAGTAGCAGACATTGCTGAGAAGTACGGTCTATCAGAGGCTCTATTTAAGAACGTACCAAGCCTTAAGGCTATCTTTGAAGAGTATGTAAACCCAAAGAGCGGTATGACAGATGCAGAGTTTGTTCGCCGTATCAATGATGACATTTGGTATAAGAAGAATTCTAAGGGTATCAAGCAGCGCTTTGTACAGTATTACAACTACCGTGACCTACAAGAATCAGGTCAGGCAGATGGTAGCACCCAGTACGAACAAGATATCGAGAAGATTACACGTTCTCTTAAGAAGCGTGCAGTTGAGATTGGTTCTGCTGCTGCTAATGACCCAACCGCACTTCGTCAAGCAGCTGAGAATCTTTACCTTACAAACAAGGAAGCAGATACAACCTACATTGATGACTTCCTAGCATCGTCTATTAAGACTGTAGCAGGAATGATTGGCGGCAAAGTAACAGAAGGTTACTCAGGCGCAGCACTACAGAACTACAACGCTCTTGTTAAGGCAGCTCGTGATAACGGGTTCCAAGTTAGCGACATCCTTCCAGGTGGAGCAAACGAACAACAGGTTCTACAGGGTATTGCATCTGGAAACATTGACATTAACCGAGTAGTAGCAGATGCACGTAAGTTAGCAGCACAAGGCCAGCCACAGTATGTGCGTGACCTACTTGCTCAGGGTTATAACCTATCTCAGATATTCCAGCCATATCGTCAGACAATGGCTACTGTCCTTGAACTCCCAGATGCAGACCAGATTGATCTCAATGACCCACTCTTGCGTACTGCTATTACAGACAAGGGTGATATGAACCTTTACGATTTCAAGAAGGCTCTACGTCAAGATAACCGTTGGCAGTACACAGAGCAGGCTAAAGCAGATGTTTCGAATGCAGCACTTCAGGTACTGCGTGACTTTGGATTCCAGGGGTAACAATGGCAAGAGCAACAGTAGACGAATTCGGTACACCATTCGGACAAGCAGGTTCATTCGTTGATGCAGCAGGCACACCGTTTGGACAGGCTGGCTCAAGAGCAGCATCTAACCTTGGAACACCATTTGGTCAAGCCGGTAACTCAATCGAGCAGTTACTTGCTCGTCTTAACAAGAACGCTGCAGGAATTGACCAGACTCTTGCTAACTATGAAGCAGGTACCAAGCCTCTAACTAGAACAGAACTTGCTGCAGCAACAGCGGCAGATGAGGCTGTTGCTACTCAGGCGCGTAGAGATTTACAGAAGCTAACTAGCACTATCTCTACAAACCCTTTAGCACAGCAGTCATCAGCAAAGCCATTAAAGACTGAAGCACAGATTGCTGCAGAGACAGCGGCAGCAGAGCGTATGGCAAACCGCCAGTCAGCCTATGACTTGCTCTACTCGCAGTTTAAGCAGTACGGCCTAGAGGCTCTAGTAGAGCCGCTCAAGGGACTTGTTGTATCAGGTGCATCACCTGCAGAATTTACTATCAAGTTGCGTGAAACTGACGCCTACAAGAAGCGCTTTGCTGGTAACGCAGCACGTATCCAAAAGGGATTGCGTGCACTTGATGAAGCTGAGTATGTAGCACTTGAAGATCAGTACCAGAATGTAATGCGTAACTACGGACTACCTGCGTCATATTATTCAAAGGATGCTATGGGTACACAGCAAGGTTTCACAAACCTTATTGCTGGAAACGTATCTGCAGCTGAACTAGAGAACCGCGTACAGCAGGCTACTGACATTCTTGATAAGGGTCCAAAAGAATATATGGATGCTATCCAGCAGTTCTACCCAGGTGTGGGCCGCTCTGATTTGCTTGCATACGTTCTCGACCCAGAACAAGCACTTACAAAGATTCAATCTAAACTTGGTGCTGCCAAGATTGGTGGAGAGTATCTCCGCGCTGGACTTACAGCAGATGCAGCACGTGCAGAAGAACTACAGCGTCAAGGCGTTACTGCAGAAGCAGCACGTCAGGGAGCACAAGCAGTTCTCAATATCGCACCACGCGGTTCAATGCTTGCAGACATCTATCAGACCGGTCCATACGGACAGGCTGAAGTTGAGTCAGAAGTCTACGGACTTGGTGATTCAGCAGCAGCAAAGAAGAAGCGTGAGAAGTTAACATCACTAGAGACTGCACAGTTCTCTGGTGCAGCCGGAACCTCACCAAGCGCACTCGGTAGAGAACGCGCACTAGGACAAGGCCAATTCTAAAGCCTGCCAACGGGACGACTGGACCGTTGGAGTGATATCAAATCCAGGAGTAGGAGCCATATCAAATTCCCCAGTTTGATGTGAGGCCTACGAAATTCAACTAACGAATAGGGAGAAGGACCACTATGTCCAATTACGACTACGAGGATGAAGACGACGACTACACACAGGACTCGTCTAACGACCTAGTAAAACAACTACGCAAAGCAGCTAAGCAGAAGGACAAAGAACTAGCCGAACTTCGTGCTCAGTTTGAAGGACTAAGCAAGGCGCAGCGCGAACGTGCAATCAAGGATACCCTCGAACGTCGCGGGGTAAATTCGAAGATCGCTTCGTTTATCCCACAGGACATTGACCCAACTGAGGAGTCTGTGTCTAAGTGGCTTGAAGACTATGCCGATGTATTCGGTATTGATGCAGGCCAAAACCAAACTGCCAAAGTAGATCCAGCAGATATTGCAGCATACAAGCGGATGACAGGTACTGCCGATGCAGGAATGTCACCTGAGCGTGGCGCAGACGTGATGTCCCGCCTAATGAATGCTAACAGCAAAGAAGAGCTGGACGAAATTATTGCGCAGTCTGGACTTTAACCAACCCAACAACGAAAGGTAAAGCCTAATGGCAATTCCATCCGGTTCCTTAACAGGTACATCGGACATTAGCAACCTCGTCAAAACCGCATACGACCAGTATGTAAGAATGGCGCTCCGCTCCATTCCGGTAATGCGTGCGATTGCAGATGTCAAGCCAGTACAACAGGCAATGCCAGGTTCATCAGTTGTATTCTCAATCTATTCAGATCTAGCTCAGGCTACATCTACATTGACAGAAACATCAGATGTATCAAGCATTGCACTTGGTAACCCAAACCAGGTTACAGTAACACTCAACGAATACGGCTCAGCCGTAACAACAACAAAGAAGCTCAACTTGACTTCTTTCAACGATGTAGACTCAGCACTTGCTGACATCATCGCTTACAACTCAGCAGACTCTATTGATGCTGTAGTTGCTGGAGTTCTTACAGGTGGCTCAAACGTCATCTACGCAGGAACTGCAACAACAACCAACACCATCACATCATCTATGACAATGGCTGTTGCTGATATCCGTGAGGCTGTAACACAGCTTCGCACAAACAAGGCTGTGCCACGTATCAATGACTTGTACGCTGCATACC